CTGGCTCTTTGAAACACGGGGGAGCCTTGAGCATTTCCGACAAACGCTCCTTCTCCCACTGTGAAACACTCTTTTCCCTTAAGATGTCCCAGGCCCCCTCAAAGCTCTTAGTCTCTCTGAGTAGGTACTGGGCAAACTTCCAGATTATTGGGCACTGGGGATACTGGTAAGCCATACTGAGAGCCTTAGATCTCAGCAAGCACATCTTCCTAGATGGCTTGGCCTCAGCATACCGGGCTTGCGTCCAGCCTGCTGTTGCGAGGACCTTAAGTGGGTTAGTAACCACCACCAAGTCTTCCTCATCAAACACATTCCCACAGAAGCTGGCCCGGGCGAATGAAATCGGCTTCTCCAACTTCACTATAAAGCCCAGTTTAGCATACTGCTCTGGAGTAGGGGGCTCGCCTTCTATAGAAGCGAGCCCATCATCTCCTTCAACAACCATGTCCACGCTTGTACCGTTCTTAGCGCACAAGAACAGCATGACCATGGCGTTGGCAAACCCGTTACCAAGCGAGGTATTCATCTCTCCACTCTGGCGCACTGCTAGCATGTACGCTTTGAAGTGTTTGAACACCAGCTCGTTGACACCTCCGAGGACATCCTTGACATTTTTCAGCCAATCTGCCCCCGTAGGAAGGTGTTGAACCATATAAGAGTAAAGTTCCCACTCTATGGCCTCCATAACGGCATGGACAAAGCTGCTCTCGAAAGCGGTAAAATCAGTGCAGAAGGGAACCCTGCCAGGTTTCATCAAACATTCTTTGATGAAAGCAGGTCTTTCAGACACTGGTACTTTCTTAATGAACATAGGGTGCTGGAACACTTTCTCCTCTATTAGTTTAAAAATTGCACCCAAATCTACCTTACTCATGTCCTCTCTGGCACTAATTATTCGTAGGTAGTTATATCCCTCGTAGCACTCATCCTTCGGAAATGCTTTACACCTCCTGTGGTACTTGCGGGGGACGCCTTGTCCTTCTTCCCAAGTTTTCAGAAGACTCTTCTTCCTCCAGTCTGGGTAACTGGTGTTGTCCAACCATCGTTCTTTACTGACATCACTATCAGGGGCCAGAGGGATAAGGTTTCCTTTACACCAACTTCGGGTGAATAACCTTATTTCCTCCAGCCAAACTGGGTCGGCCAACGGCACCTCCCTGCCCGCACGTCTCTTTATGCTGTCCTTAAGAGAAGGGGCGTGAGAGGGATCCGGATGCGGCATGCACTGGCCAATCCACACCGGACCCATTCCAACCAACACCGGAGGCCTAAACTGATCATCAGACTTCAGTGTTTTTGTGAGGCGTAAACTCGCCTTAGGAGCCGTGAGTGGCGGCACATTAACCTCGTCCACTCTGTAGCCATAGCCCAAGACTAGCCTCACTGAAAGCTTGGGCCGCACTGAAAATCCTGTGCTTCCTGCCTCCTTGACTGGTGCAGCTTCCTCAGCACAAAGATGGCTTTACTGCGCATCTGGCTGTTCAGGAAGTCAAACCGGTCTTCATTGATTGTTTGAATATTGCTCACCGTATGCTCTATCCTCTGTTTTGCAGTATCAGAGTCCAGTGTGGTGAGCATGTTCCGCTCCGCAGCGCCCTGTGCAAGCAACTCTGAGCAGGTCTGGAATTTGCGGGACCCTCTCAGAAGCTTGAATCCAAAGATCTGGATCCACCATTCATGGCTCACAGTAGCTGGCTGCATTTCGTGTCTCAAATCCATGAGAGCATGCGTATCAGCTCTCATGTCCCATAGGGTAGGATCGAAATCAGCCGCAGGCTGAACGGTCATTTTGTGCCTGAATGTCAAGTATCTCAATTCAGGCCACTCTGGGATTCCTCCTGAAGTAAGTGCCGTAACACCCTTCCAGATCCCAGCGGCCAATGCCGAAGCCGCACCAACACATGCCGTAGCAAAAGCAAGAGCAGTGACCGCGGTCCCTGGAGCTTGCAAGACGAAATTGGTCATCGTCTGTGTTGTGTTCTCCGTGTCCACATAACCAACATTGGTCTTCCCAAAATGGACCACAGGGTTCAGTGAGAACGCCTGTTTAAGGCCCAAAGCTGGAGAAGCAGCAAGGTTGAGTGTTGCACCTGGAGGAGACATCACATTTGATATTCTCCTCAAAACACGGAGCAGTGTCTCATTCTTGGTCACAGCATACAATCCGTATGCTGAGAAGCACGCAAGACCAACTATGGTCATGGCTCTGAACGATGAGAAGCTAGACTTCTCAACCCATTCAAAAGACCCAGCCTTAACAGAGTCCTTAACCACGCCAAAAGGAGTTGGAGGCACTGGAGGTTTACCGCCAGAAAAATACTGTGACCCAGTGTTTTTCGGGTCGTGGGGAGGCAAATCGTGGGGACCAGATTCAGGCTGGGGGGATTCATCATCCGAATCCCACAACCCTTCTTCTTCTGCGTCCCTAACTGCATCCGCCTCACCACGATCCTCAAGCAGAGCATCTACTTGACTGCGGCGCACGAGATCACAACTCTTCTGGCTTCTTGAACTAGAGCCAGAGAATCTAAACCCCTGCTTCTTGTCTTCAGGTTTAGTACCCTTGACTACCCATTTCTGGGTTTGTCTGTCTCTTTGGACGGGCCCTGAATACTCCTTGACCATTTTTCTTGACATTGCCATGGACTGCTGGTCCACCACAAAGCCTGTTGGTTTGGAGTTCTGTACATGATTCTCGTTTCCCTGTATATCCGACAGGGTATCTTCTGACGTTTCCAACAAATTGGCAAACCTCACGCAACAAGCCTCAAGCAAGGACATGCCCTCGAACATCAATTCACTCTCCTCAAGAGTGATGTCCAACTCATCCGTGGTGTGGATATGATTTTCTATCTTATCCAACAATAACCTTCGGATCCCATATTTCTTGCACAA